CTCCAAAATTAAGATAAAAATCAAGAAAATAAGGACTATCTTCTCTTTGTTGAATTAAAGAATTAGCTTGCTCAACTATATCAGCATCAGTTAATGAAGTACTATCTAAACGAACTTCAGTACGGTCTGAAGAAATTTCAGTAATATAAAGTTGTTGAAGTTCTGAGCCAATTTGTTTATTAAAGAAATTAAAATATGTAATATATTCTCCCTGGTCATATCCTAAATCAATAAGAGACTTTTCAGGATCAATTATAATTTGAGAAATAGTATTATTTAACCCAGCAGATTGACCATCAGCTAAAACAGTATATTGAGTAAAGTTATAATTTACTTCAAGTAAATTTTGGTTATTATCGTATACAAAATATTCGATATAACTACTAGATGATAATGAAGTATTTACTTCAAAAGAAGATATTAAACCAATATCTTGACCTTCATACGCTTGTGAAGTAAAATCTTGTGTATCTATTTGTACAATTTCTGCTGCCATTATTGTGGGTTAGCTAATGTTGTTCCTGTTTGTAATTCTACTATTTGCCTTTGGGCATCGAGTAAATCTGTTCTTAATTGAGCAATTTCAGCTTGCAAAGCAGCTATTTCCTCTTGGTTTGCCTCAAAATTTATATATTCACTACTTGTTCTAATCAAATATTCATGTGAATTAGTTGTACCTAATTCGGGTATATCATAAAAAAGCTCATTGTAAAGAGCAAAGAACTCTTCAGTAGTAGGTTGTTCTGCTATCCTTTCTTGAATAGTTTGAACACCTAATTCTTTAAAAGACGTATCTATAACTTTATTATACTGTCTTTTATCATATACTTGTTTTTGTAAGTTTATGCTTTCACTCATCCGTTAATAACTTTAAAGTAATAGCTATCATCATAAATTATTGTAGAACCTTGAATATTTGTTTTAATTAGTATTTGATAATATCTTTCGGGCTCTAAACCACTCATATAAACATCAAAATAGTTACCTGTTGAATCGGAACTAATTTGAGTATAATTGTCATCGAAGTTAATAACATACTCATTAGTATCCAAGTCTTTTATTGCATAATATGAAGCAGTTGGTAAATAATTTAAATCAGTGTATAAAGATGATGTTTGATATGCTCTTGTAGGGTATAAAGGACTTACATTGACATAAAATCTATTTACACTTTCAGGAAAGAAAACACCTGGATTTTCAGAAAGAGACATTTTAAGATTAGAGGTAGTAACAATACTTCCTGTGTTTGATCCAGTTAATACAGTTGAGTAGTCTCTCCATCTAAATTCTAGAGTTGGAGGGTAAATAGTATTGGTATCAACACTATAAAATTTAAATATAGGTTGAACATATTTACTAGGATTAAATTCTAAAGACCCAGTAAGTTTAACTATAAACCCATAATTTGGGAGTGAAGAACTATACCAAGCATTTACTATATTACTTACATTTAAACTAATATCCTTTACATTACGTAAAGCAAAAGATTCAGTAACTAAATAAGTAGAAGAAGTGTACCAATTACCTCCACCTTGACTAGCATAAGTTGAATTATATGAACCGGTGTATGTTCCTCCTGAATTTGAACCACTTAAAGACCATGGATTTGATCCTGAATAAGAGGAATAAAGCCAAGAAACTCCATCATCAACAGAAGGGGAATCTCCTAAATAACCTGTACCATTATTCCATTCTTGTGCGGTTGCACGAATTTCTAATTTAGTATTTTGATTAATCCCTTGTGCTTCAGCAATAAAATTTTTAAAATAAATACTAGAACTATGTCCAGCTATTTTATTATTGATAACATCTTGAATTTCACTTGTGTCAAACTGTATTAAGTACCTAGCTATATCTGGGGTTCCATCTAGACCTAATTGATTAGATACTTCTAGGATAGCATCTAACCCTGTATTCATTGAGGGAAAAGTAGAATATAGAGTGGCATCTTGAGTAGGAAATAGTTTATATACAGCCATTTATATATTTTATTATAAATATAGCGTTATAAAGGAACTACTTTACCTTTTATGTCAGTATTAGGGTATCTTATTTCAAAAATACTAGGATCTAATGAAGGGTAAATTACTTGGTTTTGTGTAGCTCCTGCTATATCATAAGCATATTGTGAATATCCTAAAGTAGTTCCTGCTTTATTTGAAATAGAAACTGATTTAACTGATTGGACTCCTGTGATTCTATCTAAAAGGATATATAAATCACGAAGTAGAATAGGTTGATTGATTTGCCAATTATCTATTCTAAAATAATCTTGTAAAGCATTAATACAAGTTAATAATACTTCACTATTATTATATTCTGGGAGGACTATGATTTCAAAATCGACTCCAATATTAATAATAAATGCATTACGTATTTCGATATTATCTCCAATCATTCTATATTGGGACATGTAAGTACGTAAATTATTTTTTAATGTATCTGTAGCATAATCTAATTGTCCTTGTGAATTTAAAGATAGAACATATAAATTAAGAGTTTCAATTGTTGAAACTTGATTATCTGTTAATTTAGGTTGTTCAATAAATGCTTTAGAAACAGTACCATAATCTGTAGGCATACTTAAAGCACGAATTAAATAATCATCTGCTGTAACTGAACGTTTTTGGGAAGCAATCAATGCTAAAGTATTTTGGCGAATTTCTTCTAATGTATCTCCACCTTTACCTCCGGATGCTGCTTCAAGATTGGTTGCAGAAAGAGAAGCAAACACATAATTCGCAGTAGTTGTATTAAGATTAATATTATTAAAACGAGAATTATTAGTATTTAAATTATTTAATGAATTAGCAGGAACATTTGATCCAACACCTCCTCCAGTTAAATATCTTACAGTTAAAGTAGTATTTGAAGGAGCAATACCATATGTTCCTGTAAATAAAAAGTTTGTAGGAGAATATGCTGTTGTTAATTTATCTTGTTCAAATGGTAAACCAATTCCTACATTGTCTGCATTTGGGGTAATTTCTTCAGTAACATCATTTGGAGCACCTGCACCAAATTGGATTTGTAAATTTGAAAGAGATGTAAAACGAGTTGCAAAACGTCGAGCTACTTTTCGTAAACGAAGTAAATACGGTGTATCTCCATTTACATTTGGGTCATAGATGTTAGAATTTTTAATAGTATCAAATACCATTTCTTGTCCTAAATGATCTACTTCATACCATTTATTACCATCTGAATCGGTAATGTCTAATACTTTAATAATATTAGGGGAAGATAAATTAATAGTTTGATATTGTTGAGGGGCAGAAAAAGTAAATGTATTAGTATTAATAGTAGCTGAAATGGCTTTTCTACTTTTCTTTAAAAGATAATATTGTGGAATATTTCCAGCAATCTGGTAAACTGTGACTTCAGTAGGGTCTAAAGAACTTGAAACAGAAAAATCTATTTTATCTTGAATTAAAAATGAAGATCCGTTTTGGGAAGTTATAGTTGTATTTTCTCCTACAGTAATAGCATATGTGTAATCAGGTACATAATTACCACTACCATCATTAATAGAAGGTAATTGTTGATATACATCAACTATAGTTTGGGCCGCACTTGTAGTTTTTGGTTTATAACCAAACATATATGCTAACTCAAATACATTATTTGTTTGTTGAGCATATTGAACAAATGTTTCTTGAAATTGATTGTCTAAATAGAAACTTAAAACATCCCCAACATAAGATGCTTGCTCCATAAACATCATTCCTGGAGATGTAGCTGAAAAATCTGTATAAGTTTGGGGGAAATATGTTCTAGCATATTCTATTAAACGAGCCCTAAAGGATTCAAAGTCACGATTAATATATTTTATATCTCTATTTGTTTTAGCCATTTTTAAAATTCAAAATTTATTTCGTCGTTGATATTAGAATTTGCAACTGAGTATTTGAGTTGAACTATTAAAGTATTAAGATCATCATTTCTCAATACATCTAAAGATGAAATTATAACTTGTGGAAAAAATTGGCTTAATTTAGAATTAACATTTTCTTTAAGTCCATCTAAAGTCCCTTCAGAAATTTGTTCAAATATAAATGTTCTTAAACCACCCCCAAAAGTTGGATTTAATGGAATTTCTCCAGGATTTGTCAAAAAATAATTTATAAGGTTATTTTTAATTGCTTGAGCTGTTAAATAATTTTGAGTAAAAACAGCAGGACCATTAAAAGGTAAATTTACCCCAACCGCAACATTTGGGTTTAAGTCAACTGGGTTAATTTGTTGGGGGTTAAATGGCATTATTTGCTATTTAATAAATTCATGATTTGATCCATACCTAATTCACCTGCTCCTAAATTACCATTTACAGGATCACTTACTTGTGGTCTAAATGGAACTGCATCTTGTGAAGTAAAACTTAAAGCAGTTTCACCTAATAC